GAGACAAAAGACAGGGTTAGGCCAATAGCCACAATCATGACAATGCGGGCCTTTATTTCTTCATTGCTGTGTCTGTTGTCTGGTTTCATCGGCATTTTGCTCCTGTTGCATATCGGGGTGCTGTGGTTGTTTCGCTGGTGGTTGTTTCGGTTACAGCGGTTAGGGCTTTGTTTTTGGTTGGTGGGCAGTTGAGGCGTTCACGGTCTGCGCAAGCGCTGAGCGATGCTAAAAGCACCAATAGAATCAAGGGTTTTCTCACGATGAAATTCTTGTTACGGTGAATTGTGCGGTTGCTGTTTTTGACAATCCTGTGACAAGTGCAGTCATTTCAAAATAATCAGTGGTCCCGTTAGCTGTCGCAAAGCCAACGCTGTTGAAGTCGTCAATAATTCCTGTCGTGTCTGTTCCGATTGGCGGTGCTGTTACCGCCCCGTTTTTGTAAAGAGCAAGAAGCGCACGAGTGGTGCCTGAAACGTCGTTTATTTGCATCGTGACAAGGTAAGTGCCTGCAATGTTTGGCGTAATACGCGAAGTATTAACGCTGGTGCTATGCCAACCGTAAGGGTCGGTAAGTTCCGTAGTAAATGGGATTTGTAGTGCCGTTCCTGCCACAAGTGAGACCGAAGTGTTAGTGAGTACGCATGTCGGTAACCCCGCATTTAATTCCGCAGCGGTCAGAATCTGACCCGATACGTATGTTCCGAATGTTGCCATGATTGTCTCCCCTTAAAAGGCTAAAAGATTGGTTGTGCTAAGAGTACCGAAAATGGCATCGTTGAGGGTGAAATACTGGTTGCCGTCTGTGGACTCGTAAACAAATGACACAATATGGCTGCCGGGTGTGATGTTATGGCTAATGCCCGACACAATCAGCGTCTGTGTCTCGGTCGCTGGGGTGCCTACTACAAAGTTTTTAACTACTGTGCAAATGCTGGTGAGGTCGAGGCCTAGCACAATGTTTTGGTTAGCAGCTGACAATGCAGCCATTTGGGTAGACAGACCTGTGAACCTGAGCACTGGGTTTTGGTATTTGCCCAGTAAATAATTGCCTAGGCCAGCAACTTCTGTGGTGGTGCTGTTCAGCAAGTCAAGCAGCTGGTAAGTCTGGGACTGGTACAAAGCAATGCTGGTGGCGTTTGTGGTGTTCTGCACTGCCCCCGCGGGTGACTGAGTTGAAATGTTATTATAGAGGAGCTCGTCACCATACTGATTCATGAGGGTTTGGTATGGCAAACCACTGCCATCGGTGTTAAAGGTGGCGCCAGCTACTGGGTTTAGAACGCTCGAGCGCCCCTTAAACGTCAGGGTGCCACTGGCAGACATAAACAAATAGCCCTGCTCGGAAGTGTTGATTTGCTGTAAGTAGTTCAGCACGTTGGTGTCTTGTGCAATGGCATACGCGCCTAGGGTAGAGGAGCCAGTGTCTATGGCCCTAGCGCCTTGGTAGTTCACTTCTGAATAGCTGAGGACTGTGTTAATTCGGGTTCCGCTTGCCTGGGCTGATGGTGTTACAGCTGTTAGTTGTTGGTTTGCTAAAACAGTAAATTGGTCTGAACATGAGGCATACATCATGTCCTCATTACTTATGTCATAGTCCAAGTTCCAATCGGTCACAAGGCCTGTGTAGATGGGCACGCCGTTAGCAAGTATCTGAACTGGGCATCTAGGAAGTACAAACGGGTAGTAAGGGCTGGCCGTGTTGCTTGGGTTGAGTATTTGGCTGGCGTTGTCAAAAGCAATCGTGGCAGTGCCAGCGTTAAATTGGTCTAGTTGTCGTGAACGCCCGCGGGTTATGTTCACAGATTCCACAATGCTGGTGAGGTCTACCATGGTGACACCACCCAGCGTTCCCCTCCCAGCCGTGTCTAGAACGCCGTAGAAGGCATCATTCAGCAGGAATGGGGTGCCAAAGCCTGTGGTGCTTTGAAAGCCCACCATGACCTGCATAGTCGGAGTGCTCATGCGGCCTGGAAAACCGTTCCGCTACGCCTCTGGGCGCGCTGGATGGCCTCGATTATTAACTGACCCATTTGGTCTGGGGTACTTATGAGGCCAGCCTGAACTGTCACGTTCATGCCGCCACCCATTCCAAACTCGTTCATTCGGTTTAATGGAATGACAGCTTCAGGGCCGTTACCTTCTCCAATCATTGCCAATGTTGGCGAGGTCACAATGCCTCCGTTTGCCAGCATAGGAATGTTAGGCACGTCAAAGCCTTTACCACCTAGACCTGGCACCCAGTTAGGAACTGAAAAGGAAAGTTTGCCAATGGTATTGTTCCAAAGTTTGGCTATGCCGTTAAAAATGGCCTTGTAGACACCCATAACAAAACTTAGGTATGTGGTGATGGCATCCATACCACCTTTAATTCCTGTTTTAATGGCGCTGAACACGGCATCAACAATGTCCCGAAAGGCATCAAATTTCTTGTAGGCAAGCACCAAGCCCACAACTAAAGCGGCAATAGCAATCGCAAAAAGCACCACTGGGTTTGCTGCCATAACAGCATTAAAAACGGTTTGAACGGCTGTGAACGCTGTTGTTGCGGCAGCCCAGGCGGTCATCGCTGCATTAGTAATAACAATGGCAGCTGCAATGCCACCAATGACGCCCGCAATGATTAGGAACACTGTTGTGTTTTCTGAAGCCCATTGGCCCATGGCCTGAAGAAATGGCAACACAGCCTCAATGGCTGGCAAAAGTGCAGCGCCCACTGATTCTTTTGTTTCAGCTAGTGCAACACCTAGGCGTTTAAATTGTCCCTCTGCTGTTCCTGCCGCGGTGCTTGCTTGGTCCATAAATGTGCCTGAAAGGGCAGCCATCATTTCATCAGCTGATGCCCCGTCTTTTTCCATTTGTTTTAACTCTGGGGACAATTTGCCCAGGGCAGTTGTGGAACCAGCTGCCGCTTTTGCGAGTGCTTCGGTAACTGTGCCTAGATTTTTGCCTGTACCAGCAGACACATCCATTGCAAGGGCAGCAAGTTCCTGGGCCTTGGTGACGTCATGGGTCTGGGTGACGAGTCGCGCCAAAGTCGGCCTCAACTCGTCATCAGAAATTCCCAGCAATTTGCCTTGGGTACTTATCCAATCCTCATTGGCTTTAATTTGCGCATCCGTAGCGCCCGTAGTGTTGCGTAAAGTTAGCGCCAGTTTTTGTTGTGCAGCGTCATCTTCTATTGCACCTTTGGCGGCATCACCTAAAGCAACAGCCAAACCTGCTAATGCAAGGCCAGCAGGTACAGCTGCTTTTTTGATTGCAAACTGGGCTTTTTCGCCGTTGGTTTCAAGCTGCTTGAATTGTTTAATAGCTTTGGAAATGCCTGTTCCGTCAAATTCGCTAATGATGGGGATATTTACAGCCATTACTTCATGCCTTCATTTACGGTAGCGATTACGCGCAACACTAGCGCCCTTAGTTCAGCTGTTATGGATGGGAGGGCTTGGTCAGCAGCAGGCCACAAAACGCGACTGGTACGCGCTGCAAGGTTTTCAGATAACAACGTGGCTTTTCCGCGCCCAGCTGTTTCCAGCACGACAGCGCCAGGGTCTGACTGGGTTACATAAATGACGTTTGCATCATTACGCCTGGTTGAAAATTTAACCTTTAGACCTTTGACGGCTTTTGTTTTTGTATATGGGAACAGTTTTTTGCCGCCTTGAGTCCAGTTGCGGTTCATTCCAGACAGGGGCGTGTCTGGGTAGCGGGAAGCAGCCAAAGAAACCAATGGCTGGGCTATTTGTTTAGCGTCAGCATTGAATTGTTTGCGCAGGTCTTTGTCAATTTTGCCTAGGGCCTTTATGGCTTCCTTAGCGCCCACGATGTCAATAGATGCCGTGGCTGTCATTTGCGCCTCGATTTGTTTATTACATCTATAACAGTGTTCATGTCTTGAATTTCAAATGGTATTTGTGGAGGCCACCACCCCGTTTCAACTAACAATTCAGCTAGTGAACGGGAGTAGGTGCCTCTTCGGTGGGGTTTGTGGTTTCATCCGTTACCACTTCAATGTTTACCAAGCGCCTGACGTAATCGTCAAACACTGCTGGCACTGGAATGTTGTTCACCTTGCAAGCTTCAAAAGCCATAAAGGCTAAATCTTCTAGACCTACACCAGTGGCAAGGTTTGAAGCCTTTTGTTTAAACTTTCGCTCCCAGGCAATAATGACATAGAGGTTAGTTTTGACTTCGTAGGTGGTTTGGTCTGTTGTGACTTTGAGCGTGAGTTGCATTTTGGTTTTCTTTGTTTATGGTGCGGTAATGTCGCGTACCCAGGTGCCGCCAGTAAATGAAGCTTCAACTGTTGCCAGTTCGCCCACTGTGGAGTTGATTGGGGTGAAGTTGGCAAGCATACAGTTGGTCAAAACATACTCTGGGTTTGTTGCTGATTCAGTAGTACCTGAAGGCGAAATAGTTAGAACTGTTGAACCAGTTCCTACGCATGACGCCAAAATTGCCTCAACTTCGCTAGCGCCGTATGACAAAAAGAAAGTGATTGACACGTCTACTGTTTGAAGGCCTCCCACAAAGCGGTGGCCAGTGTCACCAAAGGCGGTGCTTTCAAGGCTGTCCTGCCCGATGGTAATCATGCAAGCGTTGGCTTGGTCTGACAAATCAGTTGTGGTTACACCTTGGGTGATGTTAATAGTTGCGTTGGATAAAAATGTAGTTGTAGGCATTTCAGGCCCTTTCTTTTTTAGTTGCGCCGTACTGCTACGGCAACGGTCATGTCATAGCAAGGAAGCATCTGCTCGCCGTATGTGGCAAGTGATGGCCTTCCATCCACTATGGCGATTGGTGAGTTCATAATTGTGTCTACTGTCGTCATAAGGTAATCGCCTGAATCTTGATTTCCAGGCGGCCCAGCAAGCACACGAATGACAAGGCGAATGTCGCCCACGTTATATGTAAAGGCGTCAAGTGTTGGAAGTTCAATCATGACGGACAGCGGGCGGGCATTGCGGGGGTCTGTCACAGGTTTGAGGCCCAGCGCCGTTAGAGCGGTCTTTGTAGCGTTTACTGCTTCATAGAGGATGCCTGTTGCAGCCATTAGGCAACCTGGGGCCTTCCGCAACCAAGCAGCTGCATAATTTGACCTAGGGACATGGTGGGGGTTCCCATGCCCATTGAGTCAAAACTGGCGTAGCCATCTACGGCTCCACGGCTTCTGTATTGCATTGCTGCATACATAATGGTGCCCAATTTCGCTGCACCATCTGGAGCGGAACTTAACGAATCGGTATAGCCCGCCTCGCGCCTTTTACGAAATGCCCAACTGTTTGCAGCTGAAACACAAACGGTAATAAAGGCGGTGTCGTTTGCTGTTGCTACTTCAATGCCAAGCCAACTGGTTACATCGCTGGA